AAAGAGTGGGGATTTCTCCCCACTCAGATTAATTATTATGCGTTAGCAAATGGTGTTACCAAAGTACCTGATCCTAAACTGAATCCTGTAATATGGTATTTATCATCTGCCATAGCTGTCGCTACCACAACTGAACCGACAAGTCCACCTTTAGTGGTGCCGTTCATTGTAATAACATCATTAGCCGAAGCTGAGATAAATGTTTTACCTGTTGCATCGTCAACACCAGTATACAGACCACCGACAAATTTATCAGTTCCATCTGTTAAGATGTCCATGTCAGTTGCTGCAGTTTCTACAATAAATGTATAAACACACCCTAAGTTATTTGTATTGTTGGGATCCGGTCCTGGTCCAGCCTGTCCTGCATCTGCAGTTGCGTCAATTGTTGGTAAAGTAAATTTACCGTCTGCATCGTTCGTTACCATAATTTTGCCCGCATGAGCAGCAACAGTTAAAGTTGTGTCAGCAGTCAAGCTTACTACAGTAGCTGGTCCCTGAGCGTAAAATCCTTTTAAAGATCTTACAGGTCCCTGAAAAGTTGTTAAAGCCATTGTTACCTCCTGGTTGTATAGCCCTCGTTATGCCGTCTCTATACCGTCTGCCTAGCCAGTCTGCATAACTATTATACTAGGGTAGAAAGGGCGAACTAACTTCGCCCTTCCTTAAATTGTTTATGCTCCTGGTGAGCCAAATATTCCGCGCCAGTCAGACCAGCCGTAGCTGTATCTTTCTCTTGCTTTATATCTAACGTTACCAGTATCGAAGTCACCTTCCATTGCTGTTCGAATAGGAGCCCTAGTGAAATGTTTCATTCCATTAGGAGCGTCTGTTTTAATGAACCAAGCATCAGTATCAGTTAAGAAATTGTTAACCACATAACCTTGTGGAACCATTCCCATTGATTTGATTGCGTTGATGTCATTATCAGCAGTACCTACTCTACCCGCAGATTTTAACAATCTTTCAGCGACAAATTGAAGGTTTACCGGAATGATCATTTTCATGCCCCTTAGAGCAATCTTTAATCCTCTTTCATCCTTCATGCCAGCGATGTCGATCATTGCCTGCTCGAGCGAAGTTTCGTTCAAGTCGGCAGCCGTTGACAATTCGTTCTTTTGGTTTCCACTAAGAGTGGTGTGATCAGTAGCGCAAAGCTCCTTTGAATCACCTCCAAGATAAGAACTGTTAAACGCTCTATTAAGAATGTTTGCAGCTTTTACCTGTCTAGTGTTAGCCATTGAACGTGCCAATGATTTTGTGTATCGAGTGCTGATTTTGTCGTAAAGGTTATCCTCTACGGCTTCTTCAGTTAATGAGAAAGCTAAAGCAACTGTTTCGTGGGTGTACCTTGCAGTAAAAGTTTCTTGAGCGTCATCGTATACTACGCCTTGACCCTCAGGTTTTACTTCTGCATTGGCAAATCCACCTAACATCACTTCTTCTTCGAATGCACGATCGGAACTCTCTGTATCAAAGATTTCCTTATCTTGATTTTCGTATCGGTCATATTCTAACCCGAACAAAGCATTTAAACCCGGTTCCAGTTCTTTGACCAATTGCATTCTTGAAATTACCATTGTTCAATCCCTCCTAGGTTTATGTACCAGTGATACCAGTAGAACTGAAGTAGATATGTTCATTCCATTGAACATACCAGTTCGCGTTCGCAGCACTAGCATCGCTGTTGCTTGGATCTTTAGAAATACCCATAACTTTCAATTGTAGAGCAGCAGTGGTAGCAATACCAGATGCTTTAAGCTCTGTAACTGATTGTCCGTTGACAGTACTAGCAGTGCCAAGAGTTGTATCGGCATTTTTGCCAATATCAGTCTTAGCGATAGTTCCATCACATTGGATTTCAAAGATCTTTCTCGGATCATCATAGAGGTACGCATCAATATTAGTGCTGCCAGAAATGGAACCTGAAGCGGTTACATTTACCTGACTGTAATAATTTGACCAAGTAGGCTTTGCCGTATTAGGGTCAATATAGAAGCAGCCGTTAAAAACTCCAAGATTTGTAGAGCCAGATGTTGTTCCAGCAATTACATATCCTCCAGAAGACATTACGTGATCACCTTTATAAATTGATGTTCCGTAATTATCTTCGATGGTGTACAAAGTAACACCACCATTTTGAACGCCACTACCAACTTCCCCAATAGGTCTAAACCCAAAAGGTGCGTCAATATTAGCCATGATTTTTCCTCACAGTAAATTGTTATACACACTCCTCATGAGTGTGTAAATTTTGTGTAACTTATGTGTTAGGAAACTTAATTAGGTTTCTTGCCACCAAATGTTACGCGAGACCTGCTTTCGTTATGTACAGGCATACTAGGATGTTGGTCCTTAAGTGGATCGTTAGCAATTGCGTCATCTTTATCCTGCGTCATTTGTGCAAAATAAGTTGCGCGCTCTTTGACGATTTCCTTCGGAATCCGTGCTAGCATTAAACCTCCCACAGCTATAACACCGCTATATTTACCTGAATCAATTTGGGGCCATTCAACGTTAGGATACTCGTCCCCTCGGACAAATTCCCAACCTTCTCGTAGTCTAGCGGACACATTTTTTTGGTCCATCTGTCCTACAGATTCAGCCCTTATCCAGCGATGGACAAAGCCAGCTGGCGCAGGTGGTGCGTCTAGTTGTGATGGTGGAGACCATGGTTTCCTTCGAGAAGTTTTCTCTCTGGTTTTAGTCTCGCGTGATGGTAGTTTATTTGTTTTCATAATTTTTTCCATATGCCTACTCCTTCACGTATTTCGCATATTCGCTTAGTGGCACACCTAATTTTTTTGATATGGCTACTTGTGATGGTGTGAGTCTCACTGTGCCCTTGCGCCTTATTGGTCCACCCCTGTTAACAGCGGCAACCGATTGAGTCGGCGTTGAACTTTCAAACTTATGGGGAAATGTATCCCTCATCCTTTTGTCTACTTCATTATAGTATGAATCGGACGCGGGGTCAAATCCTTCTTCCATTAGTTTACGATGAATTGAGAAGGATGTCAAGGTCATTGGTTCATCTTCCCCAAACCATTCATTTTTTTGAGCCCAATCCTCTGCCTTTGGATCCGGTGGAGGGGGTGCTTGTGGTCTAGGTGGCTGGTATTGAGGCATTCGTGGTTGACGTGGGTCAACTCCTCTTGCCTGCATTTCCTGAACCAATCTTTCCCTTTGTGCCTTATGAGAAGCAACTCTTTCCTCCTCAATAGCCAAACGGCTTAATTTAGTTTGTGCTTCAACCTGTTTTTCCGTATCTCCTAAATCCATTGCCTCTTTCATTTCTTTTTTAGCTTCGGCAATTTGAGAAGTGACACGATCTCCAAATTCAGCCATGTATCCTGAATTTACTTGTGCTGCACGTTGTCTTACTTGTGATGAATCAGCTTGAACTCCTTGCGCATATTGTATGGCAGCTTGTTCTCTTCGTTCAGATTCACGCAATCTTTTTGTTAGTTTATCAATCCTAGACTGTACCTTTTTACCATAATCATCCATTTCTGCTGAAGAAGCAGTTTCTTCTACTCCTACGGATTCTTCATCAGGATTAATTGTTTTTTTGGTATCGTCGAATTTTACCTCAACAGCTGGTCCGTCAGATGGTAAATCAACCATCTTGGCATCTGCTTCTGATTGTGGCTCTATTTTCGTTTCTGCAGGCATGTTTCCTCCTGTTATTTATATTGCAAAATATCCTCTGGGTCTTTTACCACAGCGATTATTTCGTCATCATTAAGTATCCTCACTTCACCACCCTCAATTCCGAAACGAGACCCTGCATAACGACCGAATATAATCCAGTCATTTTCCTTACACCATGGTCCATTTGGAAACCTATCATTATCTTTATACGCATCTGGCCCAACTTTCAAGACTAATGCTGTAACTGTTGTATAGCCCCTCTCCTCAATTGTCTCATCAGACAATATTATTCCTCCCTTTGTCTTTCCTTGCCCCTTGTATGGTAGAACTAGTATTCTCCATCCTGTGGGGTCTGGTAATCTATCTAAAATTTTATCTGTTGGTAAATGCTTAATTCCATTAAGGGCCTCTTCTTGTATTTTTAATACAAATCGGTTTTCCTTATCTTCCGCTACTTTATTATTCTCATCTGCCTCTATTGATAAGTCTTTTTCTTCTAAGGCAAATCTACGTTTCGGTATCTCCATCTTCTTTTTTCTGCAGGTCCTGTATTTCCTGTTCCATTATATTATAAGCCTTGTATTCACCCACTGTCTTGTTGTATTCGTCAAAGCTGTGAATTCCTTGAGCAATAATATTTTTCAGTTGTTCTTTGCGCTCCCTAACCCTCTTTAGGATTAGATAAATAGCGGTAGTATCTTCCATTCACGCGCATTATACA